GCATCCCTGGCTGCATTACCGGCTGCACTTTCTGCCGTCTTTCTTGACAATTCAGCATCTGCTGCACTTTGTGATGACTCACTGGCTTTTTGAGCGGCCGCAGAGGCCGAGGACGAGGACGCCTCCTCTGACTGCTTTGCAGCGGCTGCACTTTCTGCCGCCTGCCGGGCTGACTCCGATGCATCCCCTGCTGAAGTGTCAGCATTTGCAGCGCTCTCTTCTGCCTGACTGGCTGATATGCCGGCATTCCTCGCTGATGTCTCCGCCTCTCCGGCATTCTTCTTCGCCTCCTCTGCGTGACGCGCCGCTTCTTCCACCATCAGTTCAAAACGACGCATTGCCTCCGGCCGGACGTCATCCTCCGACATGGCACCGAGAAAATCATTCAGCGTCCCCGGTTGAGAATCTTCATACACGGTGATGGTCCCGGCATGTGATGGAGGGAATCCCTCCACCAACAGAGTGACGCTGTACTGACCATACTCGACGTCCATGCTGTAACGCCCTGCCTCATCCGGATTTTCAGAGGCCACCGTGTTCACCACCACCGTGGTGCTGTTACGTCTGGCTTTCAGTTGAATGGTGCAGTTCTGTATTGGTTTTCCTGTGCCGTCTTTCAGCACACCTGAAATCTTTACTGCCATATTCACCCCACAAAAAAGCCCGCCTGAACCGGCGGGCTGTCATAACACTGTGTTACCTGGCTAATCAGAATTTATAGCCGACACCCACGATGAAGCCGTCAGTGCGCCAGTCGCCACTGCCGGAACCTTCATAAGCAAGGTCAATAACCACCGTCTCTACGGGACTGAACTGAATCCCGGCATTCCAGGCCGGCGACAGATGACGCGCAGTATGACCATCACTGGCGGTGGTGGTCTCCTTCACATACCCCGGTTTCACTTCATCACGTCGGTAATCCTGAACACTGTCAGACCAGCGGGTGTACGCCATCCCGGCCATGCCATAGAGACTGACCCGCTCACTGAGCTGCCAGACAGGGCCGGCCATCAGACTGACATAACGACCGCGCAGGCTTTCATAATGGAAGGTATTTTCACCCGTCTTCATCGTGTCACTTTTCTTCACCGATGCATAACTCAGCGCGACAATGCCGCCCAGGTGATCCGTGAACTCATAACGGTATTTCACATTAATCCCTTTCAGATCGCCGGCCCTGATGCCGGTACCGGAAAGCCCCGGCGTACCGTCCGGGTGCACCTGTGTGTACCCCACAGAAAATGCACCGTGTCCGCTTTCAGCCTGTGCAGGAAAGGCAATTCCTGCCAGCAGGGTAGTAAACAATAATATCGTTGCGTATAAATGCCGCATGATTACCTCTTTGTTTTCAGTCAATAAAAAAGGCACCTCCTGAGGTGCCCGTCCGGGTTAATAAACCGTCAGCTGATACTGATCCCTGCCGTGGATTTTTTCATGACCACAACCAGTAAATCACTGATGTACGTTGTCGGCGTCCAGTTGTTCGCACCGGCCGACGACACATTAAACGTCAGGGTGACATGACCCCGCCCTGCCGGCATATCTATCACCGATGAGAACACCCGGCTGACATCCGTTGCCGGTTCATGGAAAATCTCAACCCCGTTCTTCAGCACCTGCAGCTTACAGGTGGAATACCAGTACGACTGCTGATTCGGGCTGTTGAAATTCTGGTGTTTCGTCCCGCGAAACAGCACCGGGGGAATGATAATCTGCCGGTCGAAGCCCTGGTCATCGTAAACTGTGACGGTTACCGTCCCGCTGGCATAACTGTTATTCCGGGGAAAGGCTTTCCCCACCGTCTTCACCAGGTCGCCTTCAATCTGGTTTGCAGACAGTTTCCCTCTGATGACACAGTTCTCGTTAATGGTGACATTATTGAGCGTGCCGGTATTCGCGGTAATTGCTCCGCTGATATCCGCGTTCCTTGCCGTCAGCTTTCCTTCCGGCGTCAGGGAAAATGCTGGGGGATTGCCGGACGAGGTGATGCTCACCGCAAACAGTCGTTTCAGGAACACGTCGTTCATGAACAGCTGATTCCCCTGCGCCACAAATAACGGAGTGCTGTTGCCGCTCTCCGGATTTATCATCGCGATACGGTCAGCCAGCAGCAGTATGTTGCTCAGTGGCTGGCCATCAGTATCCTCAATCCCTGCACCAATCCCGGCCACATAGGGAATGCCGTCTTTCGTTTTTTGAACCTTCAGCATGTACAGCGCAGCCAGGTCATCATTTGTGTCCTTCTGCACGCGCTGTATCTGCTGTATGGTGGCGCTCTGGTTCTCCAGTGTTTTACTGACCGTCTGTGTGATTTCATTGCGGGTTTCGGTGATGGTGGTCTTCATCTCCGCCATCTCATCTGCAAGCTGGCTGTTATCTATCAGTTCCCACAACCCCTGAGCCAGATGCAGTTTTCCTATTTTTTCCCGGAAAAATTCCAGATACCCTTCACCATCATTGCTGGGCTGCCCGCTGACTTCCACAAACGCAGATTTCCCCACCAGGTTGACGCTGCGCACGTAAAACCAGAAATCCGTCCCCGGCTTAATCCGGCTTCCCTGGACAGTCCACTGACTGCCGCTCCCCAGATAACGGGCAGATTTTTCCACCTGTGCCGTGTTCGTGATGCGTTTTTCCGAAAACCAGAACTCAAACTGTACCGTCGGGTCATACACCGCAAGACGCGGGACCGCTGTTATCTGAAAATAGCCCGGTGTCAGCTCAATCGTGGCGGGTACCGCAGGTGCATTAATCCTGAACGTGGTGGTGGCCGGTTCCCCCTGCTGGCCATAACTGTTAATTGCCCTGACTGTCAGGGTGTATTCCCCGAGCGGCAGACCACTGAAACGATGCTCTGTATCCGCAGTGATGGCGGTGGTCACCAGACGGCTGTCCTGACCGCTTCCACTGGTCAGGCGCAGACTGAAGCGCACGCCCTTCACCACCCGCGGCGTGTCCCATTTCGCCTGTGCCAGATACTGACCGTCAGCCGCGCTCACCTCCACCGTCAGGTGCTGCACTGCCGGTGGAATAACGCTGTTCAGGGTGCCTGACTGCGGCTCAAAGCTGGCCCCGTTATCCACGATGGCTTCTTTTTCCGGTACGTGCTGCACCGCCGTGATGGCAAAGGTGCCGTCCGTGTTTTCCCGGATGGAGACACAGCGGAACAGGCGACGACGCAGTGACGGCAGGGAGAGTCCCCATACACCGTATGTCTCCACACCATCAGGCAGGGTGCTGACCTGTATCCGGTCCGGCGCGGGGTGTGCAGTGATGGCCACGCTCACCGGCTTACCGCTGCCGTTAATCAGGTTCACCGTGGCGGCACCTGTCTCCGGCAGGGTCACCTCACGGTCCAGTGTCAGGGTGCGGCTGGCGGCATCGATGGACAGGATACGTCCGCCGGTCATGGTCCCGGCATAGTCGTTATCACAGATTTCAATAATGTCACCGGGTGTGTGACGTAGCCCCTGTGACCCGAGCGTGAAATCCACCGTCTGCGTTTCCAGCAGTCCGGTCTTTATCACCCACAGCCCGGCACGGTGGGCCTGACCGCGACTGGTGCAGCCGAACGCATCCATCTTCAGCAGGTTGCGCCCGTAGCGCAGTATGGCTTCCGGGTCTTCCACCAGTTCCGTGGAGGTCTGCCAGCCGTTCTGCGGGTCGGTGTAATTCACCTCCACCGCCGTGTGGCGGTCCTTCAGGGCGCTGAAGCTGTAGCGAACCCCCACGCCGTTATCATCCACCACCACATCGCAGTTGGTGTACGGCCACACCACATCCGACGGGCGGTCCTGAACGAACGTCAGCGTCTGGCCGTTCCATACCGGCATACAGCGCATCGCCGAGCAGAAATCACTGAGAACGTCCCACGCCTTACGCTGTTGTGACAGGTACGCATTAAAGGTCATCCGCGGCTCTGTGCCCCCGAAACCATCCGGGACCGTCTGGTCGCAGTACTGCGCAATGGCATACAGCGCCCACTTGTCCACATCCGCCGCCCCCAGGCGTTTTCCCATGCCGTAGCGCGGGTGAGTCAGCATGTCCCACAGGCACCAGACCGGGTTATTGCTGTATGCCGGTTTCAGGCTGCCGTCCCAGATGCCGCTGTACGTGCGTTTTTCCGGGTCATAGTTTGACGGCACCTGGATGATGCGACCTCGGATATGGTAGTTCACCGTCATCTGCTGACCGCCAAACTGCTCCGCATCCACCTGCAGCCCCACAATCGCCGTGTTCGGGTAGCACTGTTTCACATCGATGATTTCGGTGTATGACGACCAGAGCGTCTTATTCTGCAGCTGGTCCGAGGTGCTGTCCGCTGTCTCCCGGACCATCCGGATGTTAAAGGGCCGCTCAGGCAGATTATCCAGAATCACCGACGCCAGAAACTGCGAGGTGGTCTTGCCGTTAATGGTGACATCCTTTTCCGTCACCCAGTTACCGTTACGCTGCAACTGAATCAGCAGTCGGACAGAAGAGGGATTACGGTCGCCCTTTGAGGTGGTCTCCAACAGTGACTGCACCCCGAAGGTGACCCGCAGGCGGTCAATGTTCGCGGACGTAATGGTGCGCGTCACCGGCTTTGCTTTCGTCACTTCCACGCCCAGTGCGGTTTCCGCCCCGGAGGACTCAAAGCCTTCAGGTGGTGTCTGCTCCTGCTCCCCGGCGCGCCAGACCGCTGTCACACCATGTATCACAGGATTACCGTCCGTGTCCGTCAGCGGGGTTTTGTTCACCAGGATACTCTGCAGCCCCTTCACCGGACCTTCAATCGGCCCTTCACCAATGGCATCAATCACGCTCATCATCTGCGTGGACTTAAGATTGTCCTTTGCCTCAACCGGCGTGTGCGCCTTGCCGCCACCTTTACCCACTCTGTCCCCCTCTCCTGTCTGATGTCTGAATCTGTTTATGCCCCAAAAACGACAGGCACCCCGGAGGGTGCCTGTGTCATGACGGAATAAAATTTCTGAATTTCTTCACATTTTCTGTACGCCCCCGTGGCAGATATCATTCCCGGGCGTTACAGTTTTTTCGGGCCAATAAAAACAAAACTCCCTGTGGTTAATCTTCATTTTCTGTTCCCGCAGCCTCCATACACTGCGGGATTTTTTTATGCTTTACCCCTGCCGCCCGATAACCACCACCTTCCCGCCACCACCTTCATCACGGGTGCTGATGTCCTGGGAGATTCGCCGGGAGCCAACCAGCATTTCACCGTAAGGCACCGGCATCGGGTTCCCCTGGGCAATCATGTTGTCCAGTGACGAAAAATACGTGTTCTGTTTACCGTTATCCGTACTTTTGTACTCCGGCGTCTTTGCCTTCGGGGCCAGCATCTGAGCCACACCGCCCAGTATCATGCTGGCACCCAGTGAAAACAGCATCGTGGTGGCAGAAAAACCACCGGCTGCCAGGGCTGAACCCCATAACGCCATCGAGCCTCCGGCCGTGAAGAAAGAGCCCACGATGGCTGCCGCCCCCAGCACAATCTGCAGTCCGCCTTTCCCTGCACCGGCCAGTCGCGGCACAATATGGATGACCGTTCCCTCACCCAGAGGTTCGTGAAGACGGGCGTACACCGCCTCCGGTGCCGTGTCCTCACCGCGAATACGTATCTGGTACCAGCCTTCGTTCATCTGACGGCGGAATCCCGGCATCTGCATCGACAGGGCACGGATGGCTTCCGCTGCCGTGTTCACATACAGGCTGAGGCGGCGGCCAAATCGTTGCAAATCCCCGTGAAGGCAGATGCGTGCCAGTGGCGGTGACGCCAGACAGAATGCGTTCGTCGTTGCCATTTTTCGGAATACCTCTCCCGTTTACTCAGTTGTTCAGGCAGATGGTGAAGCAGTTCACCGTTGCCGCAGTAAATGGCGGCATGATTGGCCACCGATGCGCCAAAGCAGCACAGCAGGATATCGCCCGCCTGTGCAGAGGACAGGGGCACCCGGTAAAAGCCGGTGACCGCCATATTGTCCAGGTAAAGGTTCTGACCGTTGCGCCACCAGTCATCCTCACGCTCAAAACCCGGCATATCAATTCCCGCCAGATGGTAGGCATCCCGGAACAGCGTGTAACAGTCCGTCACCCCGTGCTCAAAGCGCCGTCCCGTCAGGTGCGGCACGCAGCGGAATTTGTGAATGTCACCCCGGCAGACCAGCCACCAGGGCAGTGCGCTTTTTATCTGCAGCCGCCGGTCAGCCTCGCTCAGCCAAGGCAGACCACCGGGATGACTGTGGACCAGTGCCACAATCTCCCCCTGCATCTCTGCCCGCAGCCAGTCTTCCGGTGCAATACGAAAATACGCCTCCGGCTCTGCAGAGATATTCACACAAGGGATATACCGCTCCCCCTCCGGCGTTCTCACCACGAAGCCGCACGACTCCGCAGGCACACACCGCCGGGCATGCGCCAGAATCGCTGATTCTGTCTGTGTCATTGGATTTACTGCGAAAGTTTGTTAATGGAAAGGAAACCGCCAAAATTAGCCACCATGCCGCGCATCTCACACCCGCGCATGCACTTGCTGCATCTGTCCTTACGGATATCGGTGGTGGGTTTATCGAACTCATCCGCCACCGCAGGACCGTTATACCCGCATTCATCTCCCCGGTAATCCCACATACAGGTGTTCGCCAGCATGATGCGACCGGGAAACAGCGCTCCGTCCGTCTCCGTCGGTGTTGCCAGCACAAACGAGGCTGTCATGGCCGTCAGCTCTGACATCTGCTCCACCACCCAGCGGTCGCTCAGCTCCTGCTCCGGGTCCGCTTCCGGATTGCCCGCCACAAAATTCACCGCATCCAGAAAACGGGCATACACCCGGCGGCGGACCACCGTGGCCCCCACCAGGCTCTGCAGGTCCTCCGCCATTCCGGTGACCAGACCGAACAGATTGGACACCGTCAGTGACGGGCGGGCACTGCTGCCCTTCCCGTTCATCTCAAAACCGCTGCCGTCAATCGGGTATGCCTGATATTGCCGCCCCTGCCAGGTAACCGCCTCCCCTTTTTCATTCAGCTCATTGCAGAAAAAATACCGCTCACCACCCTGTACCGTCAGGTCGATTTCCCAGAGTACCACCCGCGGTGACTGCTCTGATTTAACCGACTCGTTCAGACTTTCTTCGTGAATATCCTGCATCAGTTCACCACCTGCTTAAACTCCGCGCTGAATTCAACCCGCAGCATGCGAACCCGTGATGACCAGGCGGCACAGGTCACCTTTATCTGCCGCCAGGCATAAGGCGGTGTCCACAGAAACGCCTTCCAGCCACCGTGCTCTGCCAGGAATGCCTCCAGATGTCGGGCCTCCTCCCGGGTCACGGAAAGCGTCACACGGTATGTTTTCAGGTCAGCATTCAGCCCCGCCGCCATACGCTGCGAATACCCGTCACCAAAACGCACTTCACGCACCGATGGCTGCGAGTTCACCTCCATATCCGGCTTCACTTTCCAGCGAAATGTTTTCATCGCCTGCCTCCGGAAAATACGCCGCCATCACGCATCTGCGCCTGAATCTCATCCTGCGCCCCCTTGCGGGCCATGTCATACACCGCCTTCATCAGCTGCGGCCCCGCCCGTCCGTTGGTGCCGTCGTTCTGAATCACCACGTGATTGTTCTGATTAAAATTAATGCCTTCCGTCCGCCGCATCTGCGCCGGACTTCCGGCACCGCCCACATAACCACCTTCCGCATAGCCCCGCATCAGGCGGTACAGGTTGCCGACGCCAATCCGGCTGGTTGCCTCCTTCGTGAAGACAAACTCCCCGCGATGAACAATCCCCGCAGGTTCATATTTACCCCCCGTCCCCGTAAATCCCCCGGTCGCGAAATGGAAGTTCGCCGCCGCAGCCTGAATGGCCGTCCCCGTGGAGGCAGACGCACCACCACCGAAAGCACCGCCAATGGCGCTGCCGATACTCCCGACTATCCCCACCATCGCCTGCTTCAGAAAAATCTCTGTCAGCATGGAGAGCACAGAACGGGTGAAACCACGCCAGTTCTGTTCGCTGCCGGTCAGCATCGCTGCCATATTCTGTGCAATACCGTCAAAGGTCTGCGTGGCCACGCTTTTAACCTGCGAAAAACTGTCCGTCGCACTTTCCGCCCACTCGCCCCAGCCGGACTTCAGACCGGCCATCCAGCTTCCACGAAGCTGCTCCTCCGCAGACCAGGTGTTCTTCAGTGCAGATGTGGCCTTCGCCAGCGCATCCGGATTATCACCGTACACGTCACGAAGGCGCTGCTCTTCCGACTCCCGCTGCGCCTGACGGTCGGTGAGGCCCCGCGCCTGGGCACTGATTGCCGCCTGCTTCGCGCTCTGCTGCTGCTCAAACCGCGCAGCCTGCTGTGCCAGCTCATTCAGCCGTTTCTGGTGTTCAACTTTGTCTCCCAGCTCAGCCAGCTGGCGTTTGTACTCCAGCGTCTCTTTCTCATGGGTCAGCAGGGATTTTTCCTGCTCAGATAACTGCCGTTTCGTGGCTGCCTCTTTCAGGACCGCATACTGATTTTCCGCTTTCCATAAATCGCGACGCTGCTGGCTGATTTTCTCATTCGCACCGCTGAGTTTTTCCAGCGTCCGGAGCTCGGTTTCAAGCGCCAGCAGGGCAGCATGCGCCTGGTCTTCCTGACGCTCACCGGCTGACACTTTGACTCCTGACGACTTCGGCTTTTTCAGCGTCGATTCATAATCCTTTTTCGCCGCCGCCATCAGCGTGTTGTAATCCGCCTGCAGGATTTTCCCGTCTTTCAGGGCCTTATTCAGTTCTTCCTGACGGGCGGTATATTTCTCCAGCGGCGTCAGCAGACGCTCATACGCCTTCTGCGCCTCTCCGGTATACTTCAGCTGTGATGCGTCCCGTTCGGCCCGGTCCCTGGCGGCCAGTTCACCGGCTTTTTCCATATCCGACTGCAGCGTGGCCGCTGCCAGCCCCAGACGGGCATTTTCCCGGTCATCCCATGCACCCTGAAGGTTCGCACGAAAAGAGGCGGTTTTTCCCCGGCGCTGGCTCCGGCTCTGGTACCACTGCCATTTTTTATCCGCCTCATCAAATGCCTTCTGTGCACTGGCGAGCATATCCGCTGAGGACTCAGGACGACCGATATCCAGAATGGCATCCCACATCGATTTGAATGCCTTCCCTGTTTTATCCGCCCAGGTCTCCAGTGTCCCCATGTTTTCTTTCAGGCGACGGGTCTGCTCATCAAAGCCTTTCGTGGCGATATCGTTCGCCGCCTGTAAGGCCCCGGCCTCATCACCGGAACGCTGCAGCTGTGCAACATACGCAATCTGCTCTGCCGTCACGTTACGGAACTGGCGCGCCATCGCCATCAGTCCCGACGTCGGGTCAGTGGTCAGCTTCCCGAAGGCTTCAGCGACTTTATCCACCTCCACACCGGATGCAGACGCAAAACGCGCGACACTCTGGTTGATGGCATCAAACTGTTCACCACCACGCACACCGGCATTCACCAGGGCTGCCAGTGACTCTCTCGCCTGGTTAAACGTCAGCCCTGCTGCCTGCCCGGCTCTTGAGAGAGTCAGCATACGATCGGCAGTCAGTCCGGACTGATTACCGGAAAGAACCAGGGTTTTATTAAACGCTGAAAGCGTGGAATCCCCCTGGTACCAGGCGTACGCCAGCGCACCTGTCGCCACCGCCAGCGAGGTGACCCCGACCATCGGCAGGGTGATCGCACCGGCAAGTCCCCTGAACATGGGGATCATCCCGCCGAAGGAGTCCTTCACCTGACCGCCCTGTTGCAGCAGGATCAGCCAGGGATTCTGACCACCGGCAAGCTGCGTGGCGATATCCGTAAACTGTGCGGGCAGGGTTCGCATGGCCGCTTTATACTGCCCGACGGAAATCCCGGCTTTTTGTGCAGCCAGCGCCTGACGACTCAGGTTCTGCTCAACAACACCGGCGGTTTTTCTGGCGTCAGTCTCCAGTCCGGAAAAATGACGCCTTACCCGGCTCATCTGCTCATCGAAACGGACCGCATCCAGACTCAGGTCAATAACAAGATCACCAACCGGCTGGGACATATCTCACACCTCCGGAAATCCCCGCTGAAGCCATCATTAATGCGACATCATCCTCGCTGACATCCGCCACATCCGCAGACGATAAAATCTCACGCCCTCCGTCCCCACCAAACCGGACGCCTCCGGCAAGTCCTGCCGCTTTCTGCATCAGCATTTTTTCCTCATCCGGCATCTCCGTCTGCGCTTCCTCACGCCGGGGGGCAAGCAGACTGAAATCAGAGGGATGCATATCCGGATCGCAAAAAAACAGGCTGAGTACGGCGTACGTCAGCCCGGAAAAATGCATATCCAGTTGGGTATCGAGAAAATAATGCGTACGGTAAAAATGTCGCCAGTCGGCATATTCGGTGGATGTCATCCCGGCAAGCATGGCGCGCCAGTCAGGCCTCCCCATCTCACGCGCCAGTCTGAGGGCAAAATTCAGCTCGCCGTCGAAGACTTTCCCGCAGAAAAATCATCATCAGTCAGCGCGTTATTTTTCGCCACTTCGGTGCTGTCAGTATCCGCATGAACAGCCCCGCTCATCCCGGACAGACGCAACACCACATCTTCCGCCCGGGCAATGGCATCCGCAGGCCAGGTGGTGAGCACCTCCTGTTCGATCTGCATCACAGCCTCATTCATTGACGGTGATGCCGTTTTCTGCGGATGGTTATGCCACAGGGACATCGCCACCAGAAACGCGCCGGTTCTGACGAGATCTTCCACGCTTACCTGCAGGTTGCCGCTGGATTCTGCCTGTTCTGCACGCCGTTTCAGGAGGGCAAGATGCTCAATACGCTGCAGCGCAGACAATTCGGAAAGCGTGACGGACACACCGTTATATTCAAATTGTTCTGTTTTCAGAAACATGTATTACCTCCGTTTACCCTGCAGCGCCCGCTTCAGTAACGGTGACTTCAGCCACTGCGGCGAACTGACCATTTCCGCTCACCACAGGGATCTGCACCTTACCTGTCGCCACGCCGTTTACCGTAATTGTCATATCTTTCACACTAATGGTGGCTTTCGACGGATCGGCGGAAACCGCTCTGAACGTCTTGTCGGTTGCACTTTCCGGCTCAAAAGAAACCGTCAGGGTGGTTGTTTTCCCTTTTGCCACCGTACCGGATGTCGGCGTCACCTTAATCGCAGTGACCGGCGTAATTTTGCTGCGTTCTTCCGCTACAGAAGGTTTGCCCACGTTGGTCACTTTCACCGTGCGGGTGATCACTTCTTTCGCCGTCACGGCCTTACCGATACTGCTGACCCAGCCACGAAACACATCCACCGTGCCGTTCGGAAAACGGATTTTATAGGCCCGCACATCCCCGCTTTCAAACCAGCCTATAAGCCCTTTCTGACCTTCTTCTCCCGGTTTCCAGGCCAGCGTAAAACTGGTATCTCCTGCAGACTTCTGCCCCTGCCCGGTCGCGGTCCAGTCCGCGTCTTCATCATCCAGGTAGTTATCATCGTAGGGTTCTGCCGTCATCTCGCCCGGCGTCAGATCCTTCACCTTAGCCAGTCGCTGCCAGTCATCGTCTGACAACGGGTTTGCATAGGCGTCACCCTGACCGTTATAAACCCACAGGGTGGTACCGGCACCTTTTACCGGCTCAAGGGGATTTGGTGTTGACATATCGTCCTCACATCTCGTATGTAATGGAATAAGTCAGATCCGCAGAACTCCATAACGCCATATCGTCATCACGACGATACTCATAGCCCTGCGTAACCATCGTGGTAATCAGGTCTGCCAGTGCCGGGATCGCAGTCATCGCCGGATAAATCCGGCTTTCCATCCACGAATCCAGCTCCGAATCCGGTACCTGTGCTGGTAAAAACACCTCAATATGCAGTGTGGCCCGCCAGGTATCTGCATCCAGCTCTTCACCGGTATACTCTGCATCCGTCAGATAAACCGCGACCGCGGGAAAATCCTCTTCGTCAAAAACAACGGGGCGACCATCAAACAGCGTCGCCCCGTGTTCATGCAGCTCCAGTGCATCCAGCACTGCAGCACGGATATCAGTATGTTTCATCGTTTTATCGCAATCCTCAGTTGTTGTTTCAGCGCGTATGCCAGTTCTCCGGGCAGACGTTCACGCCGGATACGGTCAACATTCTCATCAAACGCCTGTTTCAGTGGGGCCGCCATCGGGATTTTCACCACATCAATGGGGTAACGGTTTTTCCCGACCACACGCTGCATGACATGCCAGCGACCATTTTTTAATCGCTGAATAAATGCCCGCTGATAACGATGCTGACCGGCTTTGAGTATGCTGTCCGGACGACGCCCCGGCATCCTGATCCCCAGCTTAATCACCGGGAGATCACCGCGGTTAACGATAATTCTGGCATTCGGATTTCTGACCGTGGCCCGTTTCAGCCTGGACCGTTCCTTAACCAGTTTCCGTCTCACCCTGGTTTCCCGGGCAACCTGTGATGAAGACTGATTAATCGCCGTTGTGGCCACGCGGTTAATGGTCATTGCAGAAGCCGCCGGAATGGCGTTTTTACGAACCCGGCTCAGATTATCAATCGCCTGCTCAAGCCCTTTTATCGCCATAATTTCACCCTGCGTTTATCGTCGCCGGTTAACGGCGGGTGGTTGCCCACGGTTGAGCCAGAGATAACAGCTGCCCCCGTCATCCGGAGAAACACGATCCACCCAGAACGTCTCACCATTAATGGTCAGCGTGTCACCACGCCGCACAGCACGAACCGTATCCGTCCGCACAAATAATGACGGGCTGCTTCCTTCAATACGGACCCCGCTACCGGCAAATCCCAGCGACTCCGGATCGTCAAAAACCCCCTGAACTTCTCCGCCACACTGTGCCCCCGAGGTGAACTGTGCACAGAGCCCCATCACTTCAACAATCGTACTGTCCACCCCGGCAAGGGCAGCATCAAAGGCATTCTGAAAATCACGCATAAACAGCCATTCCGCCATCAACGTGTGTTTTTGCATCTGAGGACATAATCAGAATCACCCGACCAACATCCGCAATCTCAACGGATTCCCCTGTTTCACCATCAATGCCACAGAGATGGAGGCAGGTCAGAACTCTGATGCGCGTTAACGCACCGGATGTATCCTCACGAACATCATGAGCCGCGGTTTCCCGCTCCCGGATCACCGTATCCCCAACCTGAACATCCTCGCCGGATGACTGTATTTCCTCTTCCCATTCCGCCACCCGCTGCGCTATCTCTGCGGCACTCCCGGATATATCCGGCTCACGCCCCAGAATCAGGGCCAGTTCATCAAGCCGTTTCAGATTTTGCTCTTTCGTTGCCATATCAGCCCCCTGTGAAAAAAGACACGGGGGCATTTCGCCCCCGCTCACGGATTATTTCACCTGTACCACCACAAACTCATCCGGGTCCGGCAACACCATCAGCGGCGCGGACTGCGTCATGGTAAATTCACGGGCGGGATCCCCCACCGTCAGCCAGTGTTTCGGATAACGGGAAGAGGCCACCACACCTTCGGACAACGCCTGCGCATCCTGAATGGCACCGTAACAACGGATCCCATCTGCAGCAGTATTCCCCAGAACCAGCATGCCCTCCGGCAGATAACGTTTTTCGATACCGTCTTCTGCTATATAAGACGTTTTCGCCACCACAATGGCCAGATCGCCGTAATACCCCTTGAAGGACACCACTGCGCCCAGATCTTTCACTGCCGTTTCGAGTTGAGAATTTGAACCGCGACGGGTATCCAGTTTTTCGCGGAACAGCTTAAAACCATTCAGAAGACGCCAGACGGTACCGTCCATAATGGCAATATTCACAAGACCGCTGGCCTGGTCGCAGTAGAGGTCAAGATCATGTGTAGGATCGAACGTGTCACGATCCTGTTTTGACCACTCCTTACCACTACCCTGAGTGATGTTATTCTTCGTCGACCTGCCAAAATCGACCTCAATTTTCTCGAACTGGTCTCCTTCCATCGTATATTTGCCATACAACACAGCATTTACCGCCTGTATTTCTTCCACCTGGACAATCGCGTGCTCTTCCTGTTTGAGGTTATCGGTAATGATACGCAGACGGCGGTAAGCCGGATCGTTCAGTTGAGCCGGATCTTCACCAGGAAGGCGCTCAACCGCCTGCTGGTAATTAAATTCGTGTTTCGGCTTGACGTAGCCCGGACGTAACACGCGGGTTTCACCACCACGATGACGCAGCACTTTTCCTTCAACAACCGGGGAGACATAGGCCGCCACCGGCGTTTTTCCGGTAATTTTGTCCAGCATCACCTCTTCGGTATGGAAATTCACCGTACGGCGGAAAAACAGCTCCAGAAACAGCGCACGAAATTTCACTTTTTGTTCGGTATAACCGAGTAACTGGCGGGTCGTAAACAATCCCATAAATCAGTTCCTTTCATTCAGAAATCAGTCAGGCCACCGCGGTGGCCTGATAACGTGTTACGGCAGCGCCGCGTGACTCAGGGCACTGCCGGCAAAGGCATTTGCCTTTTTGTGTTCATCCACACTTTCAGGCCAGCGGATTGCCTCCGTCGCAAAGGTCCCCGACTTGTAATAGGTCAGTACCGTCTCTGTGCCTTCAAGCGGCAGTACCAGTATGCCAACTGCACTACCGGCTTTCTGTCCGTCCCAGACCACCAGTTTCCCGCTGGCTTCATCCAGCATCAGGGGCGTCAGTGCCGGTGTTGCCGAGGAAATCCCGCTGCTGCCTGTGGCGGTATGAGCCGGATCATTACCGGCAAAAATACGTACTTCCGCACGCTGTTCAGTGATGGTTTTCGTTACCATATTGTAAAAACCTCCTGTTGATGATCAGCACTGACTTCATGGCATGGCCATGAGCATTTTCACGTCCGCATCACCGTCTGCTGACGTCTGTGGCACGCCACCCTGTACCGCTGCCGGTGAATGGTTCGCCATGATGCGTTCAAACAGGGCGGTTGTGGATGCAGAGACCGGTTCTGCCTTACCTGATCCCGCAGCCAGCACAGCCCGGGCGCTCTCCACAGTCATTCCCGGGCAGGCAGCCAGTTGTTCAGCCTGCGCCTCAGCCCCTTTTGCCTCATCCAGTGCCATGATCTGATCACGGAGTGAGGGTCCGGCATCCGCCTGCGGTGAAGCAGCCAGGATCGGGCGGGCTTTTTCCACCGTCATCTCCGGCATCGCCGCCAGCGTTGCCGCCAGTTGTTCACGACCGTTCGCTTCTTCACACGCCATAATGCGATCGGCTTCACTCTGCGTGGATGCCACCGGCTGCTGCGGTGCCGCCGCGGCCAGAATCGCCCGGGCCTGTGCAACGCTCATGCCCTGTTGTCCTGCCAGCATCGTGGCAAGCTGTTCACGTCCTTTCGCTTCCTGGCATGTCAGGATCCCCATCACTCGCTGGTTCTCCTGCGCGGCGGCTTCCGTTGCAGTTAATTGCGGCATAGTGCCTCCTCTGACATTACTGTTCAGCGCCGTGGCCATCACACTGATGGCATCCGACGCATTGACTAATTCATCCGCCAGCCCGGCCTCAATGCCGGACTGACCTTCAAAAACGGCGGCCTCTGTTCCCGTGACGGCATCAACAGACAGACCGGTAAACATCGCCACTTTTTCGGCAAACATCCGGCGCGCCGCATCAATGCGCTGCTGCATGTCCTGGCGAACCTCTGCCGGTAAGGCTTCAAACTGATTGCCATCCACCTTGTGCGCCCCTGAGTAAATCAGCGTGATATCCACACCGGCCTGCGCCAGATGACCGGCATAGCTGACATGGCTCATCATCACGCCAATGGAGCCGATACGGGATGTCTGGGTAACCAGCCGTCGGGAGCAGGCCGACGCCAGCAGCATGGCTGCAGAACAGGCCGTGTCATTGCACAGTGCCCAGACCGGCTTCTGCTGACGGAGGCGGTAAATCATGTCAGCGCAGTCAAACGCGCCGGCGGCCTGCCCGCCCGGACTGTCAATGTCCAGCAGTATGCCCCGCACCTGGCTATCTGCCATTGCCTGCTGAAGACAGGCGACAATGCCGTCATAGCCAGTCATTCCGGAAAATGGCCGCATCCCCCCCAGCCGGTGCACCAGCGTGCCGGTCACCGGCAGTACCGCAATACCGTTCACCACCCGGTAAACACGGGCCGGTCGTTTACCTCCGGCCATGTACTCGTCCGTTTCAGCCAGCATTCCGGGAGCATCAAGCTGTACCTGCTGTTGTGGTACCGAAAGACTTGCTGCCCCCATCTCGCGCCCGAGCGCGCAAAAGAAAACCCGCGCATAGGCGGGCTCCAGAAGCAGCGGTTCATTGAATGCTGCGGCAATAATGTGTGAAAGATTACGTCTCACGTGGTGTTGTCTCCTCTTCCGGCCTGCGACTCTCCGCTATCTGCTGCTGATACGCCTGCGCTATCCACACCGGACGTGAGAGTCCGGCTTTTTCCCGCTCTGCAGATTCCCTGACCTGCTGGCGGAAAATGTCCTGATAATCCTCGCCCATCAGCGCCAGCTCTTTCTCATACGTGCTCAGTCCGGCCTCAATGCGCATCACTGATTCCTGAACCTCCTTGAGCCCGTCAATGGCCATTCTTCCGGCTCCAATCCACTCAGCCCGTGACCAGGCTGATCGCGCCTGATAAAAATCAAAACGTGCCCGTGGCGGACGAATAATCCCCCGAAGAAGTGCCTCTTCCAGCCAGCAGGAAAACATCTGCGTGGCCAGCCGGGACGCAATAAATTTTCGCCGCCCCATAAAATAGCGCCACGACTCATTGGCGGATGCGCGGGCACTTGAATAACTGACCTTCGAGTAATCACGGGACAACTGTTCGTAGGAAACGCCAAGACCGGCGGCGATATACCGCAGCAGCGCCTGTTCAAGCGCCGAAAATCCATTGTCTGAATCCTGCGCGGTCTGAAGTTTCAGATCATCACCGGGGAAAAGGTGCGGAATTTTGACACCGCCCAGCGTCACGCTATTCGTGTCATACCAGGTGGAGAACTTATCCAGAATATTAATAAGCGGATTATCCTTCTGCCCCTGCGGCGCACCGGCGATATATTCAAAGGCCTTTTCGGTATCAAGGTCACTTTCAATCGTCGCTGCATACATCGCCTTCACTATGGCCGACTGAAGCTGTGTTGCCTGCAGGGAATCGAGCATCTTCAGCCGTTCCATTACGCTGTAAAACTGATTGGCCCCACGGGTCTGCCCGTCCTCCACCGGCTCGAAAATATGCAGCATGGCCGGACGCCCGGTGGGAAGTTCACGCGGGATCCGTTCCCATCGTCCACTCCCAGAGAACGGAAAATCATCCTCACAGATATGGTACGCAACGGCACGACCATATCGATCGACCTCCACACCGGCCCGCAGAAAACGGTTCCCCATACCGTGTCCTGGCGTGTCCACCCGTTTCGGTGTCAACGACGGATGAAAAGTGATCCACTTATATCTCCACCAACGGCCCAATATT